CACGCGGAAATTCGCATTCAAAAAATGGCATTTCTGTTTCCTATTCCCTGTTCCCTATTCCCTGTTCCCTACTCTCCTACCCGTTCCTGGCGTGTACCAACGCCATTTGGCGGTAGCCGTCCGCGACGATGGCCGAGTGTGCGCGGCGAAAACTGTCCGCGTCGGGCGTGTTGATGTGGAAGGTTGGGGAATACGTCAAGGGCCGCATGGCATGCATAGCCATCGAGGGCTGTACTTGGCCCGCCATTTTGGGCACAAACCACTCGGGATGCCGCTCGCCCACAACGTAGGCATGGCCAGGCGAAACATTTCCTCCGCCTTGTAGAAATCCCCCGAAGATCTTGCCAAAAATCGAGCCGAGCCCCTTAAAGAGGCCTCCCAACTCGCCGCTTAGACTTTGAAACATCGTGCCAAACGCATTGCTGAGCTCAGCGGTCTGCTGCTGGGAGGTATCTTGATTAGATTTTGCCAAATCCCCAATCGGAAGCTCTGCCAGTTTTCCAGCTCCCTGCCCTCCGCCTGCGGTTAGCGCGCCAAAACTTCCCGCACTTGTCGGCGTCACATACAGTGACGCCTGGGGTGTGGACCCGTCGCGTTTGCCACCGCCAAATATATGCCCGAGTCCGGTCATTCCCATGAGCGAGCTGATACCCCTCTGTATGCCAGCTTTGGCAATGCTCTCTTCCAATCCCTCGCCAATTTTCTTGAAATTCGCTTTCCCTGTTATGGCCAGCTTTGCGAGCTGATCTTCTACGCTGTCCAGCGCATGTCCAAAGGCATCTGCGAGGTGCTTACCGAGCTCGTCTCCAGTAAGGATGATCTGATCTCCGAGTTCCTTAAAGCTGTCCACTACGCCAGAGATCCCCGCCTTCTGCATTTTTAGCAGCGTGTTCAAGAGCTTCATGGCGGCGGGATCGGCAGCCAGCATGTTTTCGGTGAGATTGGGAAATGCTTGGGCAAGCTTGCTAAAATTGTCATCGTCTAACTCTGCCACTTTCGCTAACGTGCGCATGACGGCTGTAGTGTTTTCGCCCTGCGAACCAAGCTTGGCAAGCTGAGCAAGTGTTTGTGTGGGGGGGGTGGCTCCGCTCAAAAGACCGGCGGGCAGGCTCGGCAAGGACAATTCCGGCGCGGCTAGCGGCCCCTGGAGCCAGGGCAACGGGGGAATCACATTCTTGCCGCTCGCCAGAATCTTCTCGTTGTAAAGATCGAGCTTTCGGTTGTAAACATCGAGCGCCAGGCCTTCCGCCTCGATTGCTTCCCTTTCCGACCCATGCGCGGCCAGCGCTTTTTCGATGGCCGTAATGGTGTGATTGTACTCGAGCTCCATCTCCCGCCGCGCGTTGTTGTTTGAGTCGAGCGCGTCCAGCTCGTCCCTTTGTCGTGCGATAAGTTCCGCTAAGGCATCCGCATGCGCCTTGAATGTACCTCCCGGAGGTGTGTCGCCTGTGCCCCCCGACCCTGCCGCTGCGGTCAAAGCAGCAACTTGAGCGCGGAAATCGGCGATCCATTTTGGGGCTCCTTTCCAGGTTTCTCCGGCCTTTTCTGCCCATATTTCCGCCTTGTAAAGTTGCCCAGTCGCGGCAGCTCCTACGGCTATCATTCCCTCTATTAGTGCCTTTACATACGGTATTGATTCTACTATAGCATTGGCGAATGCTAGTACATATGGTATGGCCCTGCGGCCGAGGGCAAGTCCCAAGCCCTCCGCCTTCGCCGAAAGCGACGCAATTTCGACCTTTAGTGTCTTTGCCTGTTTTGCCTGGTCGTCACTAAAGTATCTTCCCATACCCTTTGCGGCTGCCGCCCCGGCATCGGCACTTCGCGCCCAGGCCTCTAATGCTGCACCATTCTGCGTCCATCCTCGCTGTAGCAAAATTTGTAGAGCTGCTTCCCGAGTCCCTGCATCGTGCAAATCGTAGATGTGCTTCAGGGTATCACGCAGCGCATCGCCCATCGACTTGCTTTTCTCGGCAGCGAGAGAGAACGCTGGGCCGAGATCGGCCGTCAATGCCCTAGCTGCCGCGCTGGCAGGATTGGAAATCGCGTTGTGCAGGCTGACGCCGGCGCGCGCCAAAGATACCGTCATCTGATCGAAGTCACCGCCCGTTTCCTTGGCTATTGCCATCAATCCAGAAAGTTGGCCAGCAGCGATCCCAGTGGTTGTTGACGCATCGTAAACCTTCGCTCCTAAATCGGCAGACTTCATGGCCAGCGCGAATATCCCGCCAGCCGCCGCTGTCGCCGCCACTCCCAACGTCCCGATCCCCGCCGCCAACATTTGACCCCGGCTGAGTTGCGTGAATGCAGTGCCTGCGGATTTCCCCAAAACATCCAATGTGCCTGCGAGCTTCTGGCCCATCTCGCCTAGCGGCGCGAACAGGGCTCCCGCTTGCGTCAGGCCGGTTTGTATTTCCTTGCCAAAGGACTTCATCGAGGCCTGGCCTTTGGTCATGCCAGACACAAATTCCCCGAGGTTGACCTTCAGATCGACAAAGAGCGAGCCGAGAGAAATGGCCATGCAATTTCCTATCGGGAGATTGGGTTATCAGTCCATCGAGTCATCTCGACATTGCAAAGTGATGATTCAATGACCCGATGATAAAATAGCTCGATAAATTTAGCTGGCAGCGGGTGTGGGAGCTGCGGGAGCTGCTGGCGCGGGAGCCGGCGCAATCGCACTCAAACTGGCGGTTGCCGCTTCGAGTCCGGCATCAACGGCCTGCAGCGCTTGTGCCGCGGTCTCCACTGCTGTATCTTGGTCTTCGTTTTCGATGGCGATTAGCGCGTTTTGGACAGAGGTTTGCAGCCCTGTGAGGTCCGCCTGCAACTTTGCTACAACAGCTTGTAAATCGGTAAGTCCTGACATGATTGTCTCCTTTAGTTTTTCGAATTCTTTCCTGCTGGGTCGATCGAAATGGGAATCCAGATATAAAAGCGCGAGCACCAGACAGACGACCATGGCTTCGATTGTCACGCTCAACTCCTGCTCTGCGCCTTCTGCTTTCTACTTTCTGCTTTCTGCTTTTTTCGCGGGCCGCATCCCATGATTTGGGTGAGCGTCGCCACCTGTTCTTTGAGCGTCTGCGCCTGTAGCGGCGGTCTCTGACCGCCGATTCTTCCCCCCGGCACAAAGTCAAATGGATCCGCAGCCTTCGCACCCTTTTCTCGCCAGGGATTGCTATTGATGATCGTCGCGGCGATGATGCCCGCGCGCAGGAAGTCTTTGCGGTCAGCCTCCTGTTTGCGGTCCAGCAGAGCATCGAATTCCGCAATGCTTAGTCGGCCGAATTCGCGCCAGGTTAGCCCGAGATCGAATCTTGCAATAGCCCAGTATTCGATCCAGGTGGTGGGAGCGGCGCCGGCATCACGTTCCCCGGCGCCTGTGTAGGGTCCTGGCCATGCACAAGCTTGTTTTTCGCTTCGAGTAGCGCGGCCTTCTTCTCGGCGGGAAGGCCTGCAGCGTAAGCATCAAAGAGGCTTTCCGTAACGAGCTCGGCGTTGCCCGCGTCGATGTAGGACCGGATCACCGCCAATCCTTCCTCGTCACCGTACTCCGGGCTGTGGGCGAGCACGGCCGCCCAAAGCATCACGCCGACGACCCGCTCATCCAGGTGCTTCCAGACGCTGCCATCCACCACGGAGTACCCGGTCCGCTCGTTGATCAAGGCGAAGGCGTTGAAGTCAAACGAAAGGCGGAAATCGCGCGTGAAGCTCGCGCCGCTATCGTCCTCGAGCTTGAGTGCGAGAGGCACAGAGGGCACGATGCGCCGCCGAAGCGCGCCCTTCACTGGATTTGGCATATTTCCCCCGAAGTTGGTTGCGGGTCCGGGAGTCGAACCCGGCTGTGAGGCTTATGAGACCTCCGAATGGCCGCTATTCTAACCCGCTTAAACCTTAGACCGCTTCGTCGGTGTAGACCGGCCGGCCAGTGACTTTTAGCTTGGCGCTGAACGTTGCTTCCTTGGCCACGTCCCAATCGATGTCCAGGCTGGTCAAGTAAGCATTGAACGCCCAAAATCCGGGGAGTAGATCACCGGACACTTCAATGGACTGGGCCGGGTTTGTGATCGTCCAAGGCGCCAGCGTGGCGTTATCGAAAAGCGCTTGGAGATTCTGCTGCGTGGTATCGTGGGGAATGTAGTTACCCTCGATGCTGATTTCCCCGGCATCCAGCAGCGTCGCGATGTACTCGCGATATCGGTTGACCGTCTCCATGTTGGTAACGTCGGGCGTGTCCATCTTGGAGCCGCTGCGCTTGATGGTCTTGATTTCTGCAACTTCTGTGTAAACTTCGGGACTCGCGCCGTTGCCGACCGCCAAGAATGTCCCCGGTCCGCCAAACGCCTTGCTTCCGGTGTAATTGCCCATTTTGTTTCACCTCTTCTCAGGATTGATTTAAGGTTCTGTGTAGAGCATGCTAAAATCCAGGATGGCGCGAAAAAGCAGCGGAACTTCCTCGAAAACGTCCTGTTCTAAATTCTTGATCACGGACGTGATGTACCCGCCGCTTTGCGTCGCGCCGCGATAGCCGCAAAGCAGATTTTTGAGCTCTGCGAAAACAGCCTTCGCCGTCTCGTATTCCGCGGCGTAAACGTCAAGCTGTACCCGTTTGCGCCCGGTCAGATTGCAGCCTTGGAGCGTGTCGATACTGCTCCCGGAAATGATCAGCCAAACTATTGCCGGTAGCGTGGAGGCTGAGGGAAGAGTGACCGGGAATATCCCGCTTTTGCCATCTCCGCGAGTGGCCACAGGCGAAGCGCTGTTTCCCAGCAGGGATTGTAGCGTGGCATCGCTCGTGAGTAAGGCGTAGAAATCCGATTCGAACATTAATGTATCGCTTCCTCTGCCACAATCTTGCGCCCTTCTTCGACAAACTTATCCAGCACCGCGCTGGCTTTGGATTCATAACTAGCTCGGATGAAAGGATGAGCTGGCATCACACCTGAGTATGCACCGGATTTTTTGTGACGAGGCCCTGTGCCAAATTCGAGGAACATTCCCCAAAAAGCCGCCCTGGCCGGTCCGACTTTGGCGTAGCCTTCCAGGTCCGAATTTGCTCCCACCTGGATACGAATATGCTCCGCGAGAAAACCCGGATATTTCTTGATGATACCGGATTTAGTTCTTACCTCTGTCGCGCCCCGTGGCGCGCGTATTTGCATCTCGTCGCGCCAAATCGTAGCCGCAGAGCGCATCGCTTGGCGTAGAAGTCGCCGGGCAACCCCCAGTGGCATCGATCTAAGTTTTCTGTCTATCTGGTCGAGCCCCGAGATTTTGACGGTCATGACGTCAGGCATTGGAATATTGGTTCCCTGATCTTCTCAGCTTCCGGGAACCTCGTAAGCTGAATCGTCTCGCTCTTTGCACAGGAGTACGAGCATGTGGGGGCGTTCGTCGGGATTGCTTACGCCCATGATCTCGAATTCGCGCTTGGTGGACCATGGCGCCATCTGAAACCACACTCTCATTTTAGATTTCACGCCCTCGAGGTAGCGGATAGTGATCTTATGCGTAACCTGGGAAACCATCTGCTGCGCAGCAAAAATCTCGCGCGCCGTCAGCGCCTCCACGCTCGCCCAAACCGTTGCGAAGATCGTGTCGTCAGCAGTTACAAGCCCGCCCGCCGCGCCCTGCACTTTCGATGGAGACACGATCTGGATCACGTGGCGAAGCTTGCCGGCATCCAGGCGAGGGGGAGGCATGCCTTAATTCTCCTGTTGCAAGAACGCACCGCCCGAATGGATGGGCGTGTTGGTTGCCGAGACGCCATAGGTGATCTGCGATCCGCCCAGCGCCGTGAATGATTCCACCGTGCTGGCATTGCTGGCGGCGCCCAGGATCGCGCAGTTAGCGATCGAGCTCACGGTTATGGCCGTGTTGGAAACGTCTTTATATTTTAGGTCGAGACTTGCAATCCCAGTCCCCGAGGCGGTGCAGGCGGCATTCCCACGAAAAAGGAATGCCTGATTGGTCATGGGCACGACCGTCAAAGTATCGCTTATCGCGCCGGAAATAGACGCCCAAGTCGCAGAGAAAATCGTGGCGGGCGTATGAGATGGAAGATCCGCCGTTGTGATGGCGCGAAACGTGGGTGTGCCCGAGGTGGACGCAGATCCCGTTCTGTATGCCGCCAAAATGATGTAGGATCCAAGCACGCCCGCTGAATAACTCCCCGCTGCGCCTGCGGGCGCATATGCCAACTCCGCCCAGCAATTATAAGCTGAGCAGCTTAATTGATACGCCGATGAGTTGGGAGGATTAATGAATCCTGGCGTCACAAATCCAAAGCCGGAGGCGCTTGTGCCCTCGTACATTCCAGCGGCGATCAGCACTTCGTTATCTTGCGCCGTAGTTCGAGTGGCAATCGCCACGACGGGCACTCCGCTGTAGCTGGAATAATTGTCAGTCGCCGTGTCGTATGACGTAATTCCCGTCACATGAATGGCGGAGACCTGAAAACCATTGCTATTTCCACTTGCGACGGTGCACGTAAGGGTTGCCGTCCCTGCGGCAGAGTTTAGGATATCGGAGAGCCTATATAGATTTCCACCGTTTTCGTCA